TTACGATGCCTTGGTTCTGGGTGAAATTTTCTGGCTGGTCGGATCATACCAGAACTCATGCAGCCGCCCTTCTCGGATCAACGCTGCGGCATGACTCACATGCTCTGGCAAAACAAAGAACCATTCCTTGGGGTGGTGCATCTTATTGCCAAAACGATCTGGGACAGTGAGTTTTGCAGGACGCGCTGCTTCGAAGAACCGATGAAGAAGCTTCTCGACCCTTTCCCTGGGTAAGTTTCCCAAACGGTATGTTGCGACGATCTCAACAGGGGCCAGCAGAAAGGTTGGGTCATTCTTGGCATCTGCCACACGACGTTTCACGTCCTGGCTGGTCACACCGATCTTGTGAAGAATGTCGCGGTGTGGCCGGATGTTAGGATCATCGGACATAGATTTTGCGACATAGATTATCCCGGTGACGGCCAGCTGGTCCGCCTCCCATTCCGGATCGAGTGGCCCCAACCCAACCTTCTGAACGGAACGGGCGGTTTTGTCATCGTTCAACGCTTTGCGGAATGAAGCGACCATGGGGTCACTTTCCGTGCCGTTGGACAGCACTATGCGCAACCGGTCTTCCTGAGACAACCCGCCTGAAGATTTACGCATCCGCTCGACTACGAGGCACAGAAGCCCATTTCGGATGAAAACATCCCCGGCGACAGGTTCGATAATCGCCCATTTCTCAACGATCCTGGTTTTCCGCTCACCTGCTTCTAGAGCGGCCTGAATCTGCGAGAACTTGGCTTCGAATTGGTCGAATTCCTGGCAAGGGACAAACTCTGCACGGTGTTCTGGCTGATGCCTCTCCGCAGACGGCGTAACATGACGGAGGTCCGAGAATTCTGTTGGCACCTCCAGATCATCATCAGCAAATATATCGTCCAGACTGTCTGGGATAACATCTTCAGTTGGCTCGTCGCGCCAGTTCGCGTGTTCAGGTTCTGCGGCAGTCAAGAGGCCCAGCCTATCCGCCTCCAACATGTCTTGGGTCGGGGCTTGCCTCAACTTGTCCCAAATGGTTCCCAGGCGCATCTCTTCGTGGTCTTCCGCGTCCGGATCCGGCAGACGACCGTGCTGCTCGAAAAACCGCGTAACGTCGCTGAGAACCGCTGTCCCGCCGTCAGATTTCGACGCAACCTGCTTCTGAGGGGCGACTTGAAGAAGGCCAAACTCGTCAGGCTCGGCGAAGATGTCATCAAGTGTGGGTCTTGGCATCAGAGCGCCCCTTCACGCATTCGTTTGGCTTTCTGGGTTTTGAGCCAGGCCAAGGTCTCGGCCATCCGCTTCTCCAATGCATCAGCTGCGTTCAGATTGGGTTCACGCCCCTCGGAAGCCCGAAACGCCTTGATCCGTGGCCAAAGCGTGCGTGCCTCTTCCTCGGTCATGGCGACGCGGATGGCGACCATGGCGGACTGGACGTGCTGCAGCAACTGAGCGTCGAGCGACTTGGAAGCGACTTCAAACCGTTCTTGGAAGGCATTCACACTGTCAATCAGATCTACGTCGATTTCGCGCACGTTGATGAATTTCTTCACCATTTGCAGAAGTGTGTTCGGGGCACCCTCTGGTTCTTCTTCACCGTTGTCGTCAACATCAGTTGGCTTGCCTTCAAAAACCGCCGCAGCCTCCGCCATCCCACGCTGCTCTTCCTGCCGGGCAAGGGTCAGGATGTTCATATGCGCAGCGAGATGCTGGCGGGCGCTTTCGGTTTCTTCGTCATTGAGGTCCGGATAGCGCGTTTCGATGATGTCTGTCAGAACCATCTGGGTAGCGACCTCAGGGGCCGTGTCAGGCGCCAGAACCCGCTTGTCCATGGCCTGGCAGGCCGCAGCCAGCAGATCATGCATATCCTGCTCGCAGATCTCTTTGGCGCGCACAGTGGGCGGCTCGATCAAGCCCTTGATGCCGATCATGACGTTGCCCTGGCCATCGCTATGCACCGGCTCACGCACGTCCCCGTCTTCGCGGCGATAAAACTTGAAGTTCGGGGCCAGCACCTGCTCCATCAGAAGCGAACCAGAGATCGCCTTGAGCATGTCGTTGACCGCGTCCGAAACCACATCGGTTTCGACCCCCGGCTCGGCCACCAGATTAGTGAAGACCGCGCGCGGCTTGCCAGGGGCGTCGCGCGTGGCGCGACCGATGATCTGCACGATCTCGGTCAGCGATGACCGATACCCGATGGTCAGCGCATGCTCGCACCAGACCCAATCGAACCCTTCCTTGGCCATGCCGAGCGCAATGATGATGTCCACCTTGGCGCGATCTGCTGCGTCATCGCGTTTGCCATCCGCGCCCTTGATCTCGCGCGATAGCGCAGTCTTGACAATGCCGCGCCCTGGGCCGTCATCAACGAGGTCGGCAACCTTCAGAACCCGTCCCTCGGGCAGCTTGATCAGATCGAACCCGGTTTCCGGATCCCGCCCGACATGCTTGCCGAGGAAGTCCATGATCTTCCCGACCTCATTGTTCTTGTCATCGAATGCTTCGGACGAGCCACGGTGCGGGATATGGATGATGGTCTTTTGCGCAGGATCCAGCACACCTTCGAGCCCGTTGGTATAATTGCCCTTGTAGAACTGATAATTCACACCCAGCGCCTTGAGGTGCTCATAGCCCTCCAGCTGTTCGTAGTAGCTGTAGGTGATCGTGGTGAACTTGGCCTCATCTTCCGGGCGTAGCACCGGATCGGCGTCGCCACGGAAATAGCTTCCGGTCATCGCCATCAGATGGCACTTCTCTCGAGCCACCAGAGCCCGCAGGATCACGCCGAGGCGGTTGTTGTCCGAGGCAGAGACGTGATGGAACTCATCCACTGCGATGAAGCAATCGTCAAACGCCTCGATCCCCTGATCCTCGACCACCTTGTCATAGGCAAAGCGGAAGGTGGCATGGGTGCAGACCAGCACCTCAGCGTCCGAGGCCATGAAATCCACAAAGGCCTTCACCTTCCGGTCCTGGGCGTCATCGCCGGTCAGGCAGAGGTTCCATTTGTCCTCGACCTCCCAGTCCGCCTCGAACCCATAGCTGGTCAGATCTGTCGAGCGGAACGACCCGCCGATCGAGGTTTCGGGCACGCAGACGATGGTCTTGGCGCGGGCCTGATGGCGCATCTTGTCGAGTGCGATGAACATAAGCGCCCGGCTTTTCCCCGCCGCCGGGGGCGCTTTCAGCAGCAGGAATTGCGCCGCCCGCGCCGCATAGGCCCGCGCCTGCATTTCGCGCATGCCCATGGCATTGGTCGAGGATTTCGAGCGCCCGTAGGTCACATTGAGCATCTGAGCCATCTATTTGCTCCTTTTGCCGCGTTTGCCCTTTGCGGCCTGTTTTTCAATCTGTTTGATCTTGACGGCATAGAGCTTGAAAAGATGCTCCAGCCGTTCTGTGTCATTGCGGAAGGGCCGACCGATATACATGGTCTCCAACAACTCATCATTCTCCCGATGCACCGCTCGCAGATCGTCGGGCATCTTGTCGGGGTCATAAAGCTCGGCGATGGTGGCCGGGTAATGAGAATAGCGGGTCTTGAGGATCTTGCGCGCCGAGGCGTTGAGCGCCTCAAGCTGATCTTCGGAGAGTTTTGGCACCGGAAAAGTGTTCCAGCCCAAGGTATTGGAATATCGGAAATCGGATTTCAGCTTGCCGCAGACGGTGGCGATCCAGATCAAATGAATGCGGGAAGCAATCAGGGCGAGGCACCAGTCGGGTGCGTCGTAGAGGACCATGTTCAGATTAGAGGAAATGACATCCGCACCAACCCGATCTACAGGCAGATAGGGACGCCGCTCCGAAGTAACGCTGGGAACAAGAATAGCGTGCGTAGTCGGTGCCCAGAGGTCTCGGAACTGATGAGGACGTTCAGCCAACTTACGCCCTCCGGCATCCTTCATCTCTTTGCGGATTGTTTTACACTTCTCGATACGCTCACGCACGGGGTGGATAGAAAACGCTTCCTGGAAGTCACTATCTTCGATCCAAAGGCAGTGCCTTTCAATTCCGCGCACGACCTCCATGGATCCCATAAAGCGTCGGATAAATCGTGCTGACCTTGGATCAGTCTCAATAAATTGTTGCCTCTCGTCAGGCGCTAAAATGAGCGCACCGCCTTCAGTAGGTTGGTTTCCACGCGGCATAAATGGAAGGCCGAACAGACTCTTGCTCTGTCTGTCCACGAACACTGAGGGCCCATCCACGAGATAAGCATTTATGGCATCCGTGGAGTGCTCAATTTCTCCGATGATCAGGCGCTTCGCGCCGCGTTGCGGATTTTGCAGCCCGACAATGGAACAAATCACTGCGGCATTGGCAGATGCATTGTTACGCCATTTAAAATCCTTGTGGGCAAATCCGATTTCCAGATCATCGCCCAATACATATGGCCACAAAGCCGCTACGGCCTGCCCTTGGCAAATGGAGTTGGTGGACACCAAAGCAGCCTTAGCATCGCATCCGCGAATAAATCGTGACGCCTTGAAGAACCATGCTGCTACGAAATCGAAAGCTGCGAAGTTCTTCACGTGCTTCTTGAACACAAAGGCAAGATCAGCTTTTTGCTCTTTGTTTTGATATGTCGATCCGAGAAATGGCGGATTGCCCGCAATGAATACCTCCTCTCCCTCTCCAGGAGGTGGGCAGATATCTTCCCAATCCACCCGCAGGGCGTTGCCGCAGACGATATGGGCGCTCTCGCGCAACGGAAGGCTGGCCGGTCCCTGACCAAAGACCTCTTTGAACACCGCGTTGGCCTGATACTCGGCGATGAACAGCGCCAGCTTGGCGGTTTCGGCGGCGAAATCGGTAATCTCGATCCCGTGGAAATTAGCGATCTTCACGGCCGAGAACATCTCTTTCGTGCTCTCCGCTGTCAGTTCCTCCAGCCGCTCCAGGATCCGCATCTCGCGTTCGCGCAGCTGACGGTAGGATACGACCAGGAAGTTGCCTGACCCACAGGCGGGGTCAAATACCCGGATCCCCTCGACCCGTTTCAACACCTTGCGCAGGCCATTGGGCCGCTCCCAAGCCTTGTCGATCTCGGCATCGAGGTCATCCAGGAACAGCGGCCCGATCACCTTCATGATGTTGGGCACCGAGGTGTAGTGCATCCCCAGCTCGCTGCGCTGTTTGGGATCAGCCACTGACTGGATCATCGACCCGAAGATGTCCGGGTTGATCTCGCGCCAATCCTCGCCGCAAGCGTCGCGCAGATAGCGATAGGCGGTCACGTCAAAGACGGGCGCGTCGATAGATCCCGCAAAAAGCCCGCCGTTCACATATTCAAGGTCCCCTGCCCAAGCAGGAAGATCGCCGCGCTTGTCCTTGGGGCGGTTCATGGCGGTGAAGGAAGCAATAATCACCTCGCGCGCCTCCTCGCCCTTGTTGCCAGCATGATTGAACAGGATCTGGCTGAACTGATTGTCAGGGAAGATGCCCACGTCCTCGGCAAACATGCAGAAGATCAGCCGCATCATCAGCTGGTTCATCTCATGCCGACGCGCGTCGCTGGCCCAATCCGGGTTCTTGCGCACCAGAGCGTCATAGAGCTTGGCCAGCTTGGCGGTGACCTTGACGTCGATCGGGTTTTCTTCGGCTGCCTCATAGCGTTCCTTGCCCGCAGCAGGCAGGAAAAAGCCAAATCTGTCCCCGATCTCGTCAAAACGGCAATGCAGGGTCTCTCCACTGACCCGTTGCTGGGCTGCCACCATCTCACCATCGGTGGCGATCAGGATGGCCGGCTTGGCCGTTGCGGTTTTCTTGGAGTTCCGCAGTGCCTCCAGGGTGACATCGGCCATTCCGGCCATAGCTGGCGCAAAGTGGAACTTCTTGTTGACCAGGACGCCGCCGGGCTGATCCGACTTATTGGTCGTGCCATTGCGCAGCTTAGCAATAGCCGCCTGGGCGACATCCGTGGCCTGGGCAAAATCGAACGGGAATTCGTCAGCGTCGAACGGTTTGTCGGAGATCTGTTCCAGGGCTTCGAAGATCTCGGTGGGGTTCATGGAAAGTCCGTTCTTGATAGTTCTGTCTTGGCGAAGCCAAAATTGACTGCGTGGGAAATTTCTAAGTGCGGATAGTGGCTTGCGCAACCTATTGTTGATTTCATCGACCGTGTTTCGGAAGCACGTAGCCGCTAAGATTTTTCAGCTTCTGAAACAATTCCTGAAACACCTATGATCGAATTTTGCTCATTAAAATCATATATTTAATATTTCCCTTTGGGGTTTGGTGCGCATCCGAAGTCGCAGTTGCTATAGAGTATTCTGTTAACATGAAAACAGGAGTTGTTCTCGCAATGAGCAAAAGCATCCAGCATGAGGCCCGCAAGAAACGATCCTTTACCATCAGCATGTTCTGCAACACCCTGCCGATGTTCTTGCCGACCCAGGCAGGCCAGCATGAGAGCTGACGAAGCGTTTTTGACTGTTGAAGATTTTGCAGCAGCTTTGCACCGCACCATTTCGTCCAGAACGGTTAGGACGATGATCCACGATGGACAAATTAACGCGACCAAGATTGGGCAGCGTTTTTACATGACACGTGAAGAACTGGCGAGGTTCGTTTCCACATGCCACGCAAACGCAAACCGGCCCGACTTTTCCAGCGCAAAGACGATGGCGCTTGGGTCATCCTCGACGGAGGATAGCAGATCCGGACAGGTTTTGGTGACGGATTTCATAAGGAAGCAGAAGAAGTCCTGAGTGATTACATCGCACGGAAGAGACGACAGGATGATCATGTTTACGAGCCGGGTGAGATCACCGTCGGCGAAGTCCTGGTGCACTACGGTGAAGCCAAGATGAAGACGGTGCGCGACAAGGACCGTTTACTATACACAATTCAGGCTCTGTCGCCTTACTGGGGTGACCTGAAAGTGTCGGAAATCGACATCGATAGGTGTCGTGGTTACACGGCCTGGAGAAAATGTGCAGCTTGGACCGTTCGGCGCGAGATGACGACGCTGAATGCCGCGGTTAAATACGCCTTGGCGACGCGCAGGATCAGTTATGCTCCGATTGTGACCTTGCCGGAAAAGGGGGGTGCGAATGACCGCTGGCTGACTGAGGAAGAAGTGCAGCGTCTGTTGGGCGCTTCCGCACCGCACGTCCAGAGGTTCATCAAGATTGCGCTTTATACTGGGCGCCGCAAGACGGCGATCACGCGACTGAAGTGGATGCCTTCCCTGGATAGTGGTTGGGTCGACCTTGACACTGGTGTGATCCATTTTCTCGGCAAGGCCGAGGCTGAAACCAAGAAGCGCAAAGGCTTGGTCAGGATGCCCGCCACGCTCCACGAGGAAATGAAAACTTGGGTTCAGGAGGGAAGCCACGTGGTGTCCTTCAAGAACACCTCGATACACCGGATCGATAAGGCCTTCCGAGCCGCTGTCGAGCGCGCCGAACTGAAGGACGTAACGCCCCACACCCTCAAGCATACGGTAGTAACCTGGGCGTTCAAAAGGGGCATGACCCTGGAAGACGCGACAGCCTACTTTGCTACCTCGCGCGAAACCTTGGAGAACGTCTACCGATCCTACAGTCCGGATGCGCTGAAGAAGGCCGCCGGGATCATGGACTGGAAAATTTGACGCGCCCCGGCAACGAATGCGCACATCCACCGCACGAAATGTTGCGAATGTCGTTGCGGCAACTTCGCTGAAAACAACAAAGACGCCTTAGGGCGCCTTGTTTTATTGGTCGGAGCGAGAGGATTCGAACCTCCGGCCCCTGCCTCCCGAAGACAGTAACAGACCATTTGTTCGCGTTATATTTATGCTTTTCCCTTGTTTTGTTCACGGTTCGACACCCATTAAAAACACTGTAACTGTTACGCGTAACAGAAACTATCGCCGCTCTACTGCGCGCAAGGCGCTTTCTTGGTGATGCGGCGAATGGTGCCCATAGACTTTTTCAATTGTCTCGGCGCTGGTCGCAAAGAACCCCGCTGCATCCCAAACACTGGCACCGTTCTGTAGCGCCCAGGTAATCGCGGTGTGCTTGAGGGTGTGAGGTGTGCAAGGTGTCACGCCGGAATCCTGTACGGCCTTGGCAAAGGCCCGCTTGATGTTGCCGACGCGAGCGCCCTTGTACTCAACCGCCCAGATGGAGCCGCTTGCATGCCAACGGCGCAAGTGGGCCAGCAGCTGACGAGGGATGCGGGCTGGTGTCCGCCGTTTGCTGGTCTGGCGCTCTGTGTCTCCACGGCGAAACATGATGCCTTGATCGAGGTCGAACCATCCGCCCACGGTGTTAGGTTCAAAGCCCATGCGCAGGATCGCATCCTTGCGGGTGCCGGTGTAGAGGGCGATTAAGATGAAGCGGGCAAGGTGCCTGGTGTTGTTCCCCCTGTACGCCTGCCAGAGCAGTTTTGCAGCCTCATTGCGCGAGAGCCAGCGTTCTTTCGCCTCTGGTTTTTGCGGCAGAGTGACGACCGGCGCGGATGTCACATAACCTTCGGCATGCGCATAGTTGATGGCGCTTTGAAGGGTGCCCAACTCCCTGCGCACCGTACCTGTAGAAATCGGCTCATACGCAATCGGCTCATTGGTTTCTGGGTCGCGCTGGGCGACTTTCTTTCTGGTCCTTGCATATCGTCTGCAGGTCTCGCCTTTCACATGGCTCAGCCGCAGACCGCCCCAGAATGGCAATAGCGCTTCAATCGCGTATCCAATCCGCTCCGGGTCTGCAACAGTGGGAGCGTGTTCCTCGGCATAGATCGCCAGGACTTCGCCGCATGTTACGTTGGCCGGCTCATTGGCAACACTTTCCCGCCCCTTGGTTGCGATGTAGGCGGCGAGCGCTTTTTCAGCATCTGCGCGGCTTGTGCAGCCCGTTGACTGGTCTGGTCTTCCGCTGTCTCGGATGTACCAGTACGGCCGGTGTTTGAATTTGTGCAGGCGGGCGCCCTTGCTTGGTCTTGGCATGCTTTCACCAATTTCGGAAAATCGTTTCTATCAATGCGAGTGGCACGGCCCATTTTGATGAGGAACCCATGCTCTTGTGCTGCGGTTTTTAGCGATCCTTTAGGTACGCCCAATTCCGCCGCCGCCGCGTCAATGGTCAATAGCTGAGGATTAGCCATACTGGTCTCCGGGGATTGTTGGAATTCAGGCGACGGCATTGCGGACCATGGACACGATCTCGCTGCCGTCCGTCTTTCCGGTGGCATAGTCATAGGTCATCTGTTCGAGTTGGGCGGCGAGGTTCAGGCGCTGTGCGATCCAAGCGGCATCGTCGGGGTGTGGGCACCAACAGATTGCATTTTCGGTTAGGCCGGGGCGCACAAGGTGTGCCTCTTCCTTCCGTTTCTCGTCTTTCCACAGATCGCCCATGCTGGTGTACTTCACCTGATCAACGAACTGGCCCTGCTGCCATGTTTGAATGTCGTTCTTAGCCATATCGGCCTCCGGTGCGTTTCGGGGTTGGAGTTAGGTGGATTGCGAGGGCAGGCGAAAGGCGGTGCGCCAGATACTCTCTGTCGCCTCGATGTCGCCGCGTTTTACCATTGCCATCGCTGTGGCTTCGTAGGCAGGCCAGGGAAGATGCCGCCATTGACCATCGGCCAAGATACACCTGACAGCTATTTCGCCGTATTCTTGTTCGGGGTCGGGCATGCTGGCCTCCTTCGGGGTTAGTTGGAAATTGGTTTTGTCGGCGCGTGGTCGGGGCAAAGCGTGGGCTTCCCCCGCATGATCCTCCAGCCGTCGAGTTTCGCGCACTGCCGACCGAATGTGCGCGTCATGCTTGGGGTGGTGACGACATAACAGGCCGTACATCCGCTGCGATCGCAGGCGATGCTGTATGTCGCAATCCGGTCAAGCGTTTCTCTCGCCATGTCGGCCTCAGGTTCGTTTCGGGGTTGGGGTTAGTTGGAATCTCGGGTTTGGTCGTAAGAATCCTTGGTGCGATTGATGATCCACCGCATGACCGGCACCGCCATGCTGTTTCCAATAGCCTTGTATCGGGGGCCATCAGCTGCGAGGCGCTTGGCGTCCTCATCGGTCAAATCGGGGTAGGTGCGGCGCAGGTAGGCCAGTTCGTCGGCTTCTATCTTGCGCCGGGTCTTTCGGTTCCCGATCAGGGTGTGATCATCGGGCATACCTTGCAGGCGCTCGCATTCACGCGGGGTTAGGCGGCGGACGGCCCATGGTAAGGCCACATAGCTGCGAGAAGACCCGCCGGAAGCGGCGCGGATGTTGGCGGTTTGGTGCGGGCCTTCGGGCATTGCTCCACCGTCACGCCCGCGCATATCAAACGCCACGGCAGCATGGCCCCCGGCGTTCTGGTGGCTATTGCTGTGCCCCATGCTGCGCAAGGTCGGGTGGCAATCGTCCTCTGTGAATTGCACCTCTGTGCCTTTGCAGTCGAAGGCGACTATGTTCTCATGGCTGTCCTGTTCGCGGGCCCGTAGCGGTCCAACTCCACTGCGCCAGTATCCATCGCCAGAGGAACTGAAACCGCTAACCGGCACAATCTGAGTGCCACGCCCGGTCCCATCCTCTGAGGCGTCAAAGCCTTCACCGCGCAGTGCGTGCGCAACCATATTGAAACCGTCCGCTCGACTATAATCGTCGCAGGTGGTCTCAAGGCAGTGGGCTACATCTCGGGTATAGACTTGCCCGCCACCGCCTCCAAAGCCTGCCTGAGCACCTTCGGGAGAGCCTTGCCCCGTTTCTCGGCGCGGCGGAGAATCCCCGCGCAGGCGGTCGGGCTCAAGTAGAACCGCTGCGGGATCAATGCAGTCTCCAAAGTCGATGACAACGAACACGCGACGGCGCCGCTGCGCCACTCCGCACCATTGGGCGTCAAGAACAGACCATGCCGCCCGTGCCCTTGGCCCCTGCACCATACCTTCACTTGGCCACTTTGGTCGGTGGTGTGGTGCTGCGACCTCGGTTTCGCCGGTTGGTTCTCCGTCGTCATCGAGGATGTCGATTTTTCCGCCTGCATGCCATTTCCAGAGGCCGGTGCTTTTCCCTCGCTTGGGGCGGACACCTGGTAGGAGGGGATCCACTGAACCGACCAATCCTCCCAAGAAGCACCCAAAGGCGTTGCCTTTATCGGAGAGGACGCCGGGGACGTTTTCCCAGACGACGGCAAGTTTTCCATCAGGTCGAGCAGCGACGAGGTCATGCAGGATCTCCACGAATTTAAGGGTAAGATTGCCACGGTCATCATCTGTGCCCTTGCGCAGCCCCGCGACCGAGAAGGCCTGACAGGGGGTGCCTGCAACAACCAGATCCGGCAGAGGGACGCCGCGGTCGCGCAACAGATCCGGCGTAATTTCGGTCATGTCGCCCCAGAGCAGGGGATCGCCTTGATTGTGATCCTCAGGCAGACGATAGCCAAAGCGATCAGCCAGCACCGCGCGCGGGAAATCCTCAATGTCGGACGCGAACCGCCAGTCAACCCACGGGGCTGCCAGTTCTGGGGCGCCTATGCCTGAACACATGGTCATGCCGATCATGTCTGGTCTCTCCATCAAAGGGGTGCGTTTCGGGGTTATTTGATCAGCCAAACGGCGAGTGATGCTGCGGCAATCGCTATCAGGATCGCAGTCGCAAACATTGGAATGACTGCACCAAGTCCGGCATCTGACCACCATCGCCAATAATCCATCAAACGCACCGATGCGTAGAATGTGAGGAAGGCGACTATTAGGGCGACTGCGGCGATGCCTACTGAGGCGAGCATGTTCATCTCCATCAAAGGGGTGCTGTTAGGGGTTGGGGTTAGGTGGATTCGCGAAGTTCAATGCGAATGCGGCGGTTGGTTTCATTTGGGGCGCGGCCGGTTTCCGTGAGTGGGATTGCCGCGCCCGGGTGGAGCGGGCGCCACACCGCATGTGTTGGAAAAGGACCGGGACCGTGGCCCCGGCCAGTTTGTGCCTCAGCAGGTTTCAGGCCTCGGCAACAGGGAGTGAGGGTGGCAGCGGCGCCTGTCCGTTGTAGGGGCAGTCAGGCCGCCAGTCGGTGGCGCGTCGGGCCGGGTTCAGTCGGCAAGACATGCGGGCCGCGCTGATCCACGCTGACAGCGCGCTGGGCAGGTCGATGCCGTCTACGCTGATGCCCAGAAGATCGACGCGCCAATGCGCCTCATGGGCCGGAACACCGGGCGTGATCGGGCGCGCTGTGCCGCCAAGTGTGCGCAGCAGGGTTGCCCGCCCAAATACGCCGCGGTGTTCCATCGCCAGCGCTGCGGCATAGACCTCTTGAACGCTGGCGGGCATCACGCGGCAACCTCTTGAGGTTCCACCTGAGGCGACAGCTTGGCGATCCAGTTGCTGATCGCCTCATCCTCGCCGATGCCAGTCGCGCAGACGCCGTGCAGCTGGATTTCCACCAACGCACGCTTTGGAAAGGGGAAGGGGTAGAGGCCACCGGTTTCGATCACCGCGCAGGCCACCGCGTCGCGGCGTTCACGGCCCTGCAGCTGGGCAATGGTCTGCGCAAAGCGGGCTGCTGTGGTTGCGGAGCTCATGCTACCGATCCCGCCTTGATGCTGGCACCTGCGCGCCCGGCGAGAATGCGGGTCAAGCCATTGGAGAAACGGAGCCGCGCCGGAGCAACATCGCCAGTTCCTGCCAACGCCGCGAGGCGATGGCCCAGCAGCTCACCCGCCATATCGGGGAGCAGATGACGCGCCATCGCGGCCAGTTCCTCATCGGGCAAAGTGGCTAGCGACGTGGCGGGGTCTATCGATGCGAGGTCCCGCAATTGGTTTGTGGAAACCAAGTCGCAGGATCCGCTTTGGGTAAGTCTGGCGTTCTGTTTAACTACGTCGTTCACGCTGTACTCCAGTCAAAATCTATACCTATATGTATAAATATATACCTTTATGTGCAAATCAAGTCATAAATATACATACAGGTACAAATATGATGGTGCCTGGAGAGTTTTTGGGGTGGCTACCTCAGCCAGCTCTGCGAACGTCTCGGCGAATATTGGTTCTCAGGGCGACATACTCTAGGCCATCAAATGTGACGGGTTTGCTCAAGACGCTGACTTTGTATCCCAGTCGCCTGAGCGCCAAAGGCATTAGGCGCGGGGACAGTGTCAGAACTGACTCAGCCCCAACCTCAGCCAAGTATTCGTTGGCGCGTGCAAGTATTACCCTAGTGATATGTGGGCTCCCTACGAAGCGGGTCATTTCCCACAAATCAGCGCTTGGGCGTAACTCGGCTTTCATTGCTGCGGGATCGAAGTCAACTGGCAGAGCGCCCGATAGGAAATCGGCCAGCATGTAGGATAGGTCTTGCCCCTGGCGCCGTGGTGTTATGCTGTCGGTGCGCATAAGGCGCGCGCCACCGATACACTTCCCGTCTTCATATGCTACTATGAATTGAGCATTCGGGAGGTCATATTCATCCCATTCAACTTGCGATGTGTGGACGAGATCCCACCCTAGTCGATCTACAAATTCGGCCTTCCTGACTGCCATAAAGTCTAAAATGTTTTGATGGCTTACCTCGGAGGGATTCGGTCCGACGATTGAAATCATTTTTCTACTCCTGAATTTAGAATCCAAGAGCAGTTTAAGATTTTAGATTTCGACTTTCTCTATACCGTTCGGTAAGGGCTAAATGCACCTTCTCGGATAGCTATTACAACCGCCTGGGCGTCAGTATTGGCACCAATCTCGTCGAGCGCGTTGACGCGCCTTGCGCGAGCGCCTGAGTAGGTCAGTCCCAGAATTTCGGCGACATCATTCAGTTTCCCCCCCTGTGAAATCGCCGACAGATAATCCAAAGTCCCTTGCGAGAGCTTTAGCGTCCTGCGTTCTTCAAGCGAGCTCAAGGTTGCAAGGCTCAATGCGTCCATGCACCTGTCGAGAGTGGCATCTGACGGCGGGCAGCCTTTGCGGTGCGAGATGCTTGCAATGGTCTTGTGCCCTTCGATTTCGAGAGCGAAGCAAACACCGTCTTCAATTCCGAATGACCTTGCCAGTTCGAAGGATGCCGCGTCCCAACCTTGCCTCTCCAGCTCAGACCAGCCGATACGACCATTGCAAGTCAAACCGTACCTCAAGGTGGCATCCCTTAGGGCCATATCCTTCTCATGGTAGGCTTCCAGAAATGCCGGGGGGTAGGTGAAATGGGAGTACTTTGGATGACCATTGTTAAACAAAATTCCGATTGCGCATCCGAAATCTGAGAAGCGCGACAATGTGTCAAAGGCTAATTTTACATGAGGGTTCATCTCAAATTCCTTGACCATAACTATCCCCTAGGTAGTATACCAAAATGTATAAATCAATATCAATTTTGACAGTGAGGCCACACGTATGACGAGTTTTCAGGACATCGCTAACGCAATAGTCCATTCGTCCGACAGTGAGTTGCGGGCCATACGTCAGTTCTATCTGAAGAGATTGAAGCTTTTTACTTCTTCACAAGGCCGTGTTGCCGAACAAACTCAGCAACATCAGAGATCACGCTCTCAGGCGCGTTCGCAAGACTGTTGATCAGTTCTTCGCGGTCTGGAGAGCTTGAGCGACCGGTCAAAATGAAGGTGATATCCACCTCTAGGGCATCGCAGATGGCTTGCAAGCGTGTCGGTGACGGATCCTGAATACGACCGGTCGTAACGCGAGAAACATAAGTCGCTGTTCCAAAAAGCTTGTTGCTTAGCGCGTCAGCGGTCCAATCGCTATGCGCAAGGGCTGCTTTCAGTCTGGTTCTTGCGGCGTTGTCCATGTGCTCGGCTTAGCTCTCCCAATCAACGAAAACGGTAGTACGTATCGGTATAGGGCGCAAGACGGATTAGGCGTTGACAGTTATACGTTCAGGTATATTTATATACCAGTATGTATAAATGGCGTCAAAAATGACAAACTGCATTCAGGACATCAAAACTCGACGTGAGGCACTTGGTCTCTCACAGGCGGAGCTGTGCCGTCGTGCAGGCCTAACATCTTCTAACTATGTCTGCCGATTGGAGGGCGGAAAGATCACCGGGCCGTCTCACGGTACGGTAGTCGCAATTTTTGATGCTCTCGAAAAAGCTGAAAGCGAGGCCTCGAAATGACGGAGCCTCGCAAGAACCAAGGGGACAATGTGATCTCATCGTGTTGGCCGCCTGGAGGTTCGTGTCTGTCTCGGCGGGCGAGATGTAAAACGAAAGTGACCATGGCTCGGAGAAGCGCGGCACTCTTGGGAATACTCGTTGCCCTGCAGGATCGTTTTAACCCCATCGTCATGACAATTGGGGCAAAGGTAGTGAACTGGCTCTACACCTGCTGGGGATCTATAGACGGTTTGGCCCTTCGGGGTTTGCCACAGTTCGTATCCGATAAACTTCTCCTGACGGCGTTTCAGCTCGATCATTTCGTCGCGGAGATCTCCTACCGTCTCACGAAGTCGTATATTCGCCTCGCGCGCGTCCATTATCTGTTCGTTCAGCGCGGCTATAATCGGCCTGACATCATCCATTGGCGGCGGCTCAGCCGACTTAAACAACGTCTTGAGGCGGTCAACTGCGCTTACGGCCGAAGAAAGTGCCGTGGAGCCGCTGCGAGCGATGTCGATTGCCTGCTTCGCGGTGTCTATGTCGAAATCCATAAAATAGCCTTTTGGTCGAATGAAAATTCAGAATATCGCCTGATGATTGATGCGGCTAAAGCCGAAAAGCAAGGGGAGGCCTCGAAATGACGGAGCCTCGCAAACACGACGACCGCATCAAGATCACCGAAGATGGGGTCGAAATCTCATCTGATCCCGGGATCCTGACGTTCACTGAGGATGGGTTGACGATCTCAGCCGCTCCAATCTCGATTGTCCCGAACTTGAACAAACGCAGCATTGATGGCGGTCATTCCTGTCCGCATTGCGGCGCCGAGATCTCGCGCTCCCTCGGGAAGAACGGAGGTCGGGACGTTGACTGAACTGAGCGCTGCGCGGGGTGGGGTTGGGGCCCCACCGCGCATCCCACGGTTTTTGAGGGTCACAGGATTTCTCAATCTGCGGATGATCGCCTCTGGCGGTTATTCCGCAAAAGAACATGCGCTGGGATACTTCGCCGCTGAACATCACGGGACAGCGGAACACCAAAATCGTGCTGGCATCAGGACCCGGCGCATTCTGAAGGTACATACACGCCTGAGAAGCACGATCACCGGGGCGCGGGCGGGCGCCAGAGGCGGGTTTTCCCGTCACCGTCAGCCATTCCGGAGGTGCGCAGCCCATGGGTAAGCGCAGCACCTTCAAACGCCGCAAGAATGATCTGTATCGCACGCCATGGGACCCGGTGCCGCTGCTGGTGCCCCATCTGCCCACACGGTTCCGATATGCCGAGCCATGCGCCGGAAACGGGCGGCTGATTGATCACCTTCGATGGATCGGCGGCACCTGTACTGAGGCGGTCGATATCAATCCGGGGCGTGGGGACGTCACGCAGGGCAACGCCTTGCACTGGACGCCAACGGCTAAGCCGCGCCGTCCGCTTGACTACATCATCACAAACCCGCCCTGGTCTCGGGAGATCCTTCACCCGCTGATATTGCGCTGGGCAGGTCTGTGCCCGACGTGGCTGCTGTTTGATGCGGACTGGTGCCACACGCTGCAGGCACAGCCGTATCTGCGCCACTGCCGCAAGATCGTCTCGGTCGGGCGGGTGAAGTGGATCGAGGGCAGCAAGCACACCGGAAAAGACAACTGCGCCTGGCATCTGTTCACAGCAGGGAGCCATGGGCGCACCGAGTTTGTCGGCAGGGCAGATGCAGCCCAAAAAACAACGCCCAGCGCTGGGCGCACTACGAGCAGTAGGAGCCAATCATGAGCCACAAGGCAGTCAGCTGGGCGCTTGAGCAACGCCACCTGAAACCGGGGCCATGGATCGTATTGATCCAACTGGCTGACCGGCACAACAAGGACACCCTGCAGTGTGATCCGGATCAGAAGCTGATCGCGGCTGACTGCAATATGTCCCGCGCCACGGTCAACCGGCACCTCGAGGACCTTGAACACACAGGGTTGATCCGCCGTATCCCGCGGGTAAATCCTCGCACGAACAAGGCGCTTTCGACATTCTACATATTGGGCCTGAATTTCGACAATCCACCAGAGGTCGAATTTGCTGTGTCTCAAAATGAGACACGGAAACCGAAGGGGCAAAAGGAGAACAAAGGCGCATCCCGAGTCTCAAATTGCGACACGGTCCCGAGTCTCAAAAAAGCGGATTCCCGAGTCTCAAAAATCGCCATTCCCGAGTCTCAAATTGAGACACAAACCTTAGTAAATAAACCCGTAAGGGAACATTGCGCGGCTGGCGCCCCGCACAATCCTGAATTTGATTTTGATGGTTTCGTTGCCGAGTTCTCTGCAGCCTATCCCCGGATGGGCCTGCCAGAGGCGACCGAGGACGCACTGCGCGCGGCGCTGGGCGAGGGGGCAGACCCGGCGGAGATCTTGGCCGGTGCCCGGGCCTATGCTGTCGAGCAGGATGGCAACGCCCCGCGGTATGTGAAGCTCTCCGAGAACTGGATCGCTGAGAAACGCTGGCGCCAGCACGTCACCACCCCCAAGGCGCAGGCCGATCAATCCGAGGTGCTGGCCTACTGGGCGAAAGAGATCATCGACGCTAAGCCCCACATGCGGGGCCGTGTGTCGCCCTCCATCGCCCGGGAATGCCTGAGCGCGGGACTGGTGACCGAGCAGGATTGCCGACAGGTCGGGGTGTCGCTGTGATGTCGCCGCATTCGGATCCAGAAACCCACGGCGTGCAGTTTGGCCGGGTGGTGGTGACTGTCGACGCCGCACTGGGCGATTGCATCGTCACCGCCCCGCAGCCCGGCCCGATCTGCACCAGCCCCAAGCGCATGCGCCTGAACAGCCTTGATGAGATCCGCGGGGCCTACCGCACCCAGAGCCGCCTCGCCGCGCGCGTACCGGATCAGTACCCCCACGCCAAAGACATCGCGGCAGCGCTGGAATTCGCAGGAAAGACGCTGAGCGCCGCACAGGGCGCAAAACACCAACCGAAAGGGCAGAGAAATGCTTGATCAACAGGAACCGTCCAACGCGCAGATAAAGTCCGATGGCGATGCGCTCTATTTCCGCGCTGCGGCAGTTGTCGTCAGTGAAGGGAAAGCCAGCACCAGCTTTGTGCAGCGCAAGCTCGCAATCGGCTACAACAAGGCCGCGCGTTTGATTGAGCGCATGGAAGAGGCTGGGATCGTTTCTGCGCCCAACCATGTCGGGAAGCGCGAGGTAGCGACGATTGAAACGATCCGCACCGCGCTGTCCCTGCAATCGGCTATCCCCGATGACGCAGACCGCGAAACCGTTGTGAAGATGCTGACAGCGGCCTGTGATGATATCGGTGGCCAGCAGCTTAAGGCGAAGCACGCTGAGCAACGCAAGGCCTCTGGTAAGCCCCCGATGAAGGCAGATCCGGATTTCGACAATGCCGCAGATACCACCTACCGGGTAACAGCGGGCGAGCTGCGCCAGTTCATTGAACGGTTCGAGCGCCTGGACGCTGAGAAGAAAGAACTGGCGGATCAACAGAAAGAGGTCATGGCAGAGGCCAAGGCCCGCGGCTACGACACCAAGGTAATGCGTAAGGTGATCGCCCTGCGTAAGCGCGACAAGGACGATATCGCCGAGGAAGAGGCCGTCCTCGAAATGTACAAAGAAGCGCTGGGCATGTGAGCGCACCCATGTCGAGACCGCTTGCCAACATCACCAAAGAGACACTGGCGCCGCTATGGGCGCGTCATGACATTCCCGTTGACCGGATCGCATCCGCGCTGGGCGTGACCCGTCAAGCTGTGAGCTACAAAGCCAAGAGCCTTGGCCTCCCCAGTCGCGCCAAGGTGCGCCGTTGCTACGTTGATGATGAGACCTTCACCCGGATGTGGAACGCTGGTGTCTGTTCAACGGATATGGCGGCGCACTTTGGATATACCCACCGGTCAGCCATCGGCACCCGTCGCCGGATCCTTGGTCTGCCTGCGCGCACACGCGGGAAGGGCGGCACCAACTCTGGTGGCTGGCATCAGACAATCAGCCTCACCCAGTTCTTTGAGGCGGAACTCGCCGCCGCGATGCAGGCAGAGGCACAGCAGCGAAAGGCAGCACAATGACAGAGCGAATGACAGCTGCAGACTACAAGGCCGCCCAGCGCGCTGCGGAGGGGCAGGGGGAAGACCGGCGCCGGGTGCGCGGCACCAAGCGCACCACGACCGCTGACGGCATCACCCACGATAGCAAGACAGAGGCGGATCGCTGGGAAGAGCTGAAACTGTTGCAGGCAAGCGGTGCGATCTGTGGTCTGCGTCGGCAAGCCCCTATCCCGCTCATCGGCCGGGATGGCCCGATCATGACCGACAGCGGCAAACAGCAGCGGGTTTACAAGGCGGATTTCGTCTACGTCGACAACGCGCTGGGCGTTATGGTGGTTGAAGACCGCAAGGGGCATGAAACCGACAAGTTCAAACTGGTGAAGTCAGTTCTGGCGGCTCAGGGCATTGAACTGCTGATCACCCGTGCGAAGGGGTGAGAGCAGGAAATGGGTGTTGAAGACGATCTGAAACACGAACTTGCGAATATGCGCAAACTGCTCGACCAGGCGCAACGCGCTGGGCGGTCTGCACCGTCGCGCGCATCACCGGCGGTCGTAGCACAGCAGCTCCAATTGCCGGATGTTGTTCGCTTCCCCTTGGCGCAATTCGCAGCCGGTCGCGGCCGCCAGGTTCCCCTGCCTGAGTTGGTACAAGAGATTGCGGAGGTCGTAGGTCGCGAAAATGCGGTCAAGCTGGTTGAGGGCACGCGACAGCGCGGGGCGCGGCGTTGGCGTCGCCATCTCTATATACCTAGCGACATTCCTGAAAATCACCGGATTGTTTCCCTGATCGGCTGGGACGCTGCCCAGGCGCTGAGTTTCAGCCATGCGAACAGCGTTCTGGAACTGCCCAGCTGCCACGGTCTGAGAAAAGCCTATCTGGCCGACGTAGTGATCAAAATGGCTGGGCAGGGCGCGGATCCAGCAGAAATCGCCTCAGAGCTCGGTGTCGAGCGCAAGACGGTCGCAAACCTGCTGGATCTGGCGGACTACTGGGCGCCGCGTTTGGTGTAGGGGGGGGATGGGGTAATTTCTTGGGGACCGCGACAACCGACTGAAAAGCCGCTGAGTGTACCAATTCGGTGCGCCTATTGCGGGACAGCATCCAGCGAAGACCGGTGCCCCAGCTGTGGCGCGCCACGGTCTGCTGTAGAGGGTGTGGAAGATGAACGCCTTTGGTAGGCGCTAAGCGGGAAAATTAACTTACCTTTTCCCGCTGGTATTGTCATATGCTGAAGTCGAGTTGGAGTTCGGAGCGCGAGCCGGTGAGCAAGGATTACCTGAGACGGTTAGTTAAAGTGGTCGCGGAGGTTATCGCGTTCGCTCTCGCCGTAGTTCTTCTTCAGCTCTTAATAAACAGAGTTGGTTTCGCGTCAGTGTGGCCCTTTCTCCTCGGGCTCTTGCTAGTTCTCATCGTCGCTATCGCTGCGATGAGAAAGTAGCAGTTCAGCTTGCTGTGGATTTTGTCTCCATCCGTGGACTTCGGAGACAGCGAAAGACTTGTTGTGCCAAAGCTCGCCTTCCTTCACCTGTTTCGTTTCTAGAGTCACGTCAAGGATGACACCACCTGCCAAGCGAAGCTCTGTAGTTCCATCCAAAATTTGCTGCTTGAACCTTTCGTCAAGCATTTTGGCTCCGAATTCTCGACCATTCGCAAATAGTCTCCACTGTCTGCTGCTCTCAATCAGAGGAGGCTGCACAAGAACAACTTCCATCCTTTCAGGAACGACGCGAGGCTCTAAGTTGTTCTCGGTTTCAATGGCCGAATAGACTGTGGCTCTTTCGCGAAATTCCTCACGCGGAACAATCACTTTGGGGCGCATTTCTTTGTCGCTTGGAAACGCTGAGAGGCCTTCAATCGCTTGATCCTGCTCGACCGCTCTATACAGTTCTCGGCGTGGGGCGCGTATGGACTCCGAGCGTTCAATTTTCGCCACTGCTTCAGCAATCCGCTTGATATCCTGACCGGTTAAGGTGGTGCCTTCCTCGCTGATGAGCTTTGCAACCTCGTCCATCGCCTTCCCTTGGAAGTGGCCGACAGCGTTGTTGATAAGTGTCGTGGCCAAAATCGTTGCAAGAATCTGAAGCCTTTCGCGAGAAATTAGGCCCCGAAGACCGGCGATGATCCTGAGACTCCCTTCGCGTGAAGTGTCGTAGACAAGTGAAAATTCTAGGCTTGGCTCCAACAGGAAGACTGTTTCCCCAGCCATTTTTTCGAACTCGAGCATCGCGCGTCCGACGGCGCCCATGGTCGGCTTGGCTTCTGGGGAGAGGTCGAAATAGAGGGTGATAGGTTGTTCAATCATGTCAGTCCAAATTGGTCGATCATTGTTAGCGTGTTTGCACTAGGCATGTGACAGCCTTAAATTGCAAATCTAAATGTCGGATGGACTGCGTTAAGGACCCTTTTAGGTGCGTTGATTGGGGCGCTGATCGCCACTAGCCTTCAGTCTAATAAAGGAGCGGCGTTAGTCTTCGTTGGCCAACACGCGCAATACTACCTTTCGCACTTTCTCTCTAGCCTCTTCCATAGTGTCGACCCGACCGTGCTCTGCTGGATAGACCCATGTCGCCCACGTCCAAGACTTGGCGTCATTATATGGAAAGGCATCCAAGCTGATCCGGCCCACTGAGCGGCCGTTCCAGGTAATCACCCAATCGTCTTCGCCGACTACGCCGCCGATCACCGTCTTTCGCATGGTCCACATGGAGCGAACAAATAGGGAACATTTAGGGCGCGTCAAGCTGCGAGAGAAGCAAAGCGGCCTGCGGTAGACATCTGACGTTCGCGCGTGGTTCAGCATGAGGTGGTTCGGCCTCAAAGCTGCCTTGCGGAGGTGCTATTTCTGGCGCACGGCAAAACCGCCCCTGGCATTCGAACTTGGTTGGCGCCAGTCAACCCATAGGCGACAGCCGCTCGGCCGTCTCCAATCGAGCGCCCGCATAGAATGGCCGGTGGGACGGGGCGAGCTTCTGTATCGGGCGATTCATCGAAAGGCAGGTCTAGGCTGTCATTATCCGCATACACTAGAGCGCACTCAGGTGGAGGTGCAGCGCGTATTTCCTAGGACAAGTTACACCTAGAATGGGATATCTCCGCCATCCTCACTAGCAATCGACACACCTGAATTTTCAGTATGATCAACGATAAAACGCGCACGTTCATACAACTCGTCAAAAGTGAGAATCTCAGGTTGGCGCAGATTTCGACGGAAACCCTCGAAGGCCTGGTATCGAGATGCGTTCACACCGTGTCTGGTATGGAACTGGCCAAGGCTGCCTATCACCAGAAATGATCTCGGCTGAACCGACATCAACTCTTCTCCCGTTAGGTTGCCTTGATCGTCGGAAAAGCGATGATATGTGTCTAGAGCTTCAGTCGCTGCACGCAAGGTCTCTTGGCACTGAGCCACTGCGCCACTAAGTTCCGCCGAAGGCGCCCACGTCCCGGAGCGGTACTCGTTCTTTTTCAGAAGTTCTGTCGAGCTCTTTTTAATCTCCACTAGGCACAGTGCGCTTACTGCTGCACGAGTTTTCATGATGCCATCTGGAATCTTGCCCGGTGCAACCAAGCTGGATCCACGGATTGTTTGCTGAAGTGCGCGCCCGTTCAATCCCGTCGTAAAGATGTAGCTAAGCCCATAGCCAAAAATCCACTGGTTGCGCTCAAAGAACGCTTGCCAAGTGCCTTCTGAGGTATCCACTGCGCCGTCAAGCATATCTGAGAAAGCCTTAAGTTGCTCTCGGCGGTATGCGAGAGCAACAACGTCTTCGGTGGTTATCTGGCTACGTGCAAATTCAGCAACGAGGTCAGGGCGGTTTTCAAGTAGTTTACGTGCCGCTGCGTCCGGCATGTGCACTAGCTGTAAATCGGCCTCATTGACATTGAATTTGGCAGGCCCAGGAATCTCCAAACGTCGGATATTTTCCAAAAACTCCAACAATCTGGAGATCTGCTCACCGTATAACACGACCTGATCACCCATCGGGTTGCCAGATTTGGTACTCCACCTTTGAATGTGCAGATGTGTTATTCCCCTTCCATCTTCGATGAACCGGGCCTTTATTTGCTGAAAGCCAGTGGCGGTTTCATGAAGAATGAACTCATCACCATCCTTGACAAGCTCCTTCAATGGCCCAGCCTCGAACTTTTTCCAGCCATGACGGTAAACCGTTTCTTTTCCGGCATAGCTGAAACCCTTCGATATATAGAGCCTGTCTGGAATACGGTTCCTGGCATATTCAAATTCATCAAAATCAACTTCTGGCATGAAACAATCCAAGAAACTTAGCTCGTCACTGAGCCTACAATCTATAGAGGTGCAGCCGCAAGGCCTCCGTAGCTACGCAGAAATCACTGCCAGTTCTGGTGAGCAGCGGACTTTGCAAATGACGCTATCTACGCAAACGACCCATAGCGAAAGTCGTGTCGGCTTTGGTCGTTCAGAAAATCCGCCAGAGGTGATCACCCCATAAACGCACGATCCTGTCCAAAAAGGGCAGAGGGTCGCGCGCATGACGCTTATCGAACGCATAGAGCAGGCATCAACCGGCATTGCAGTGACAGCCATGACCGCGGCGGCGTCGGGTGCCGTCTGGCTGGTGCGGCGTATCTTCACCAATCAAAAGCAGATTGAGATCCTGCAGCAATCGCTCGAGGCGCGCGATAAGCAGCGTGACGAGGATCGCGAGGCCCTTTCCGACGTCAGAACGGATGTTCGCGAGATCCGCGAATTCCTTCACCGCAGATAACCGGGGCAATGCCCCGCTTGGGGTGAAAGGAGATCTTTGCCATGCAGCTCATTCAAAACTGGAAGCAAACGCTTAAAGGGGCGTGGTCAATTCGTCTGATCGCAATCGCGTGTCTGGTGTCAGCCGTCCCTGTTTTCCTCTCGCTTTTGTCTCCCGGCTTGCTGGGCATTGACCCAGTGATTTTCGCGGCAGTTGCCATGGTGATCAACGCTCTTGCCATTCCCGCGCGCCTGATCGCACAGGTTGGGTTTACCGATCTGCTGTCTGATTTCCGACGTGATACATCGGGGGCGGTGAGCGCCCGTTTCGTCAAACAGGTGGGGGCAGGCGCGCTGGTCATTGCCTTGGCCACGCCATTCATCGCGAAATGGGAAGGTGTCAGGCTTGAGGCCTACCGTGATATTGTGGGCGTGCCGACCATCTGCTTCGGTGATACACACGGTGTGCGTCTGGGTGATACGGCAACCATGGGCGAATGCGTCGACCGGCTCGAACGGGATGTCCAGGCTTTCTATTCCGAGATCGCGGCTTGCATGACAAATCCGGATGTTCCAGTTGGTGTTCAGGCATCAATGCTCGAGCTGGCCTACAATGTGGGATCACGTCCGGTGTGTCGATCCACGATGATGCGTCTGGCCAATGCGGGTAAATATCGCCTCGCGTGCGACGAACTACGACGTTGGGTGATTGCGGGCGGCAAGCGCGTGCGCGGCCTGTCGAACCGGCGGGCCGATAGTAAAGCAACCCTCTGCCTGCAGGGGCTCACGTAATGCGCTCTCTCTCGCTGCTGATGCTCTGCGTGGTTCTGGCATCCTGTGCCAAGGGGGCAGGGATTATCGCCGGTGCGATTGCAGGTGGTCCAAATGTGGCCGCCAATGTTCAGGCGGGCAGTACCAATGCCCAGACCGTTGGGCAAACCACGCTGCAGGATCAGCGGATCGATGAGACGCAAGCCCGCAATATCGAACAGAGTTCCGGAGATACACAGCTCAGAACCGAGCGCGTTGAAACTGTGATCCTGCGAGAAGATCCGCCAGCGTGGTTGCTGCTGGTCGCTCTGATTGGCTGGCTACTACCGACGCCACAACAGATCGGCGCCGCGTTCGTCTCACTGGTCGCCAGACCTTTTCGCGGGTCCCTCCCCGGGGGGTAAGGCCTGTGGGTATGCAGATGCGCAGAAATTTATGTGTGGGTGCGGCTGGGGCATAGGGTTGTTTATTATATAGATCGCGCAAGCGTCTGAAATAAAACAGCAATCCAGATCATAGATATAAAGTGGCGGCAGATTTGGGCGACTGCCCGGTTTTTTCTCGCGAGGCGTTAAGTGTCTGTAAAAAATAAAAAATCACGTGGGCGGAATGTAAACCGGACCGAACTGGCTGAAATCAACGGTGTGTCCATGCCAACGGTTGACGACTGGGTGAGCCGCGGCTGTCCTGTTGTTCAGCGTGGCGCGCGCGGACGAGCGTGGATCTTCAACACGGCAGAGGTGCGCAGCTGGCGCGATGACGATATTCGCGCCCAGACAAGCCACACCGAAAATGCGTCGAAAGATGAGTTACTGCTGCGCAAGTTGGCAGCGGAAACTGAGCAGGCGGAATTGGATCTGGCCAAGGCAAAGGAACAGGTCGTTCCTGTCGAGCAATATGAACGCGCTCTGACAAAAGCCTTTGGTGAGGTGCGGGCTGGCCTGCGCAACGTCCTGCCGCAACGGGCCGCGCGTCGACTGATGGGCGAGAGCGACGAAACCAGGTTCAAGGATGTGTTGCGGGAGGAGGTCGACCACGTCCTCGAGGCGCTTGCAGATCGGGATCTGGTTGAGGAGTCGGATATCGCGCTTGCAGATGATGAGGGCGAGGGGGCGGACGGTGAGTGAACGCCCGGGCTGATTTCTCCAATGCACGTGCGGTGGTTCAGGCAACCCGGCGCGCGCGTGAATTTCTCCGGCCGCCACCGGATCTGAAACCCTCAGATTGGGCGGAAGCAAATATCAAGATCCCGGTCGGCAATGCCGTGCCGGGGCCGATGCGTTTTGATAATGCGCCGTATCAGCGTGAAGTGATCGACATGACCGCCAACTCGCGCTGTGATCGCATCACGTTGATGTGGGGCGCGCAGGTCGGGAAAACGCAGACTGCGCTTGCCGCGCAGGCCTACCGGATCGGCTTCAACCCTGTTTCCCAGATGATGATGCAGCCCAGCCAGGGCGACCTTACCACGTGGCTTGAAACCAAGTTCAATCCAATGGTTGAGGCCAACGAGGGATTGCAGAACGTTCTGGCAAAGCCACGCGGCCGCGACGGTGTGAATAACCAGCGGATGAAAAGCTACCCCGGCGGCTTCCTGATGTTCAGCTGGTCAGGATCGCCCAAGACCATGCGTGGCCGGTCGGCGCCATTCATCGTCTGCGACGAAACAGACGGCTATGATCGGACCGGTGAGGGCCATCCGGTTGGCCTTCTGTGGCAACGGGCTGCGACCTTCGGCGATCAGAAACTCCTTTTGGAGATCAGCACCCCGACAATCAAGGGCGAGAGCTGGATTGAAACCGCGTTTCTTGAGGGGGATCAGCGGCATTTTCACGTTGTCTGCCCCCATTGCAGCCATAAACAGACGCTGAAATGGTCGCAGGTCGACTGGGAAAAAGACGACGACGGGCAGCACCTGCCAGAAACCGCTACCTATCTTTGCGAGGGTGAGGGTTGCCACACTGCTTGGAATGACGCCGAGCGGTGCGCGGCGATCCGCAATGCAGAAGACCAAGGGGGCGGGTGGATCGCAAAGAAGCCGTTTCGCGGTCATGCCTCTTATCATCTGTCGGAGCTCTACAGCTGCTTTCGGTATCTGAAAGACATTGTGCAGTCATTCCTGGACAAACGCGCGGCCGGGGATCTGCAGACGTTTGTGAACGTGTCGCTGGCAGAAACCTGGGAAGAGGCAGGCGACCAGCTGGAATCCTCTGTTCTGATGGCGCGTGCGGAGGAATTCCGGGCACCGGTGCCAATGGGTGCGGGGGTTCTGACCGCTGGGATCGACATGCAGAATGACCGGCTCGAGGTCGAAATCGTGGCTTGGGGGTTGGGTGAAGAATCGTGGTCTGTCGATTACAAGGTCTTGTGGGGCGACCCGCTGCAGGGTGACGTCTGGGACGAACTGGACGAAGTGCTCGCGGAAACCTGGACCCATGAAAGTGGGGCGGAGTTGCGGATCTCTGCCGCCTGCCTGGACACCGGCGGCGAGGGCGGGCGGACGCAGGCCGCCTATGATTACGCGCGCGAGCGGCTGGGCCGCAAACTCTTTGCCGTGAAAGGCGTTGGGGGCTGGGGCCGCCCCATCGTGACCCAACCCAGCAAGATCCGCCAGCGCGGCGTGCGCCCGGTATGGCTCCATTCAATCGGTGTGGATGAGGCGAAGGTTGTGGTGGCTCAGCTGGCGCGCATTCCGGCGCCGGGCCCCGGGCACTGCCATTTTCCGGTGAACCGAGATCCTGCCTGGTACGACATGTTCACGGCAGAGACACTGCGCACAAAATATCTGAAAGGCTTCCCGATGCGGGAATGGCAGAAGGTGCGCCCGCGAAATGAGGCCTTCGATTGCCGCGTCTACGCTTATGCCGCACTCAGCATCTTGCGACCCAACATAAAGCGCCTAGTGACGGCTTTGGAGGTTCAGGGGGACGAGGATCAAGACCTTGATCAGGCGCCGCAAAGCGAGGCTCCGGAAAATATGCCAGAGGATACATCGTCCGCAAACTCCGACAGTGGCCCCAAGCGCCGACGGACAAACCGACGAAAACGCAGGCGGCGCCATAACCTTGAATAGGGCAAAAACGTGGGCGCACTACCAGCTGAAATCGGGGCAGGGGTTACCTTTCGGGCGAGTGTATGCCTGCCGGTCTACCCTGCAACGGAATGGGGGCTTTCGCTGATCATGCGTGGCGCCAGCCAGATTGATCTGGCGGCGGAGAGTGACAGCGAAAATCACAACCTACATGCAGCGGCCAGCGAGACTGCCGGTTGGTTGCCTGGTCACTACCGCTATGAACTGCGGGTGGCCAATGGTTCAGACGTGGTCACGGTCGAGTCGGGCGAGCTGCGGATCGCGCCGGATCTTTCAGCGCAGGGCGCTGGCGTCGACAATCGCGACCACGTACGCAAGGTGCTCGATGCGATTGAGGCGGTGATCGAAAACCGGGCCAGCATTGATCAGCAGAGCTACCAAATCAACAATCGGTCGCTGCAGCGGACGCCTCTGAATGAGCTGTTGAAACTGCGGTCGCGCTATCGGGCAGAGTTGGCATCAAAGAGTGCCAGCCGTAAGCGCCGGGGCATGGGCCGCACTATCAAGGTGCGCATGCCATGATCGGAAAATGGTTGCGCCGTTCTCAAGCAACAGTCGCCGATGAGGTTCAGCGGGGAGCGCCGCCCATGATTGCGCCAGCCCGCCGACGCGGCGCGCGATTGTATCAGGCAGCGCAGGCGGATCGGGTTACGTCTGGTTGGTCAACGTCACCGCTTCCTGCTGATCAGATTGTGCGCCGGAACTGGCGCGCGCTTGTGGCTCGCTCCCGTGAGCAGCTGGTGAACAACAGTTATGGCAAGGCGTTTCAGCGCAGCGTGCGCCGCAATGTCATCGGTCAAAAAGGGTTCATCCTGCAGGCTCAGGTTCAAGGTGCTGATGGTAAGCCTGATGCAGATGCAAACCGCGCAATTGAGGCGGCGTTCAAGACGTGGAGCAAGGCCAAGAACTGCGATGTGAAGGGGGTTAGATCCTTCCTGCAGATCCAGAAAACGCTGGTAAACGGGCTGCCGAGCGATGGCGAATTCATGGTGCGTCACGTCTATGGCCGAGACGCGGGGCCTTGGGGCTATGGGCTGCAGATCCTTGATCCGGTCAATTGCCCCGTCGACTTCGATGAGGACCGCCGCCCCAATGGTCGCTTTATCCGGGCGGGTATCGAATACACCAAAATGGGGCGGCCCGTTTATTACTACTTCCACACCCTCGATGTATCGCAGTCAGACTATTCCCATGCAGGCCGCGCCTTCATTCGGGTGCCCGCGGATCAGATCATCCACTGGTTCGAAGAGGATCTGATCGGGCAAAAGCGGGGCTTGCCCTGGATGGCGACGGCCCTTCTTCGCATGCGCCAACTGGATCAATTCGAGCGCGCTGCACTGACCAATGCGCGCGAGAGCGCGAACAAGCTGGGCGTGATTGAGTGGGATGAGGGTTTCGGACCAGAGCCTGAAAGCGATGATGATGACGGCGAGGCTGCAGAGGTAGAGCTCAGCAGTGAAGAGGGGATCTATCACGAGATGCTGCAAGGCCAGCGTCTCAAACGGGTTGAGAGCCCGTATCCCAATGGTGAAATGGCCGTGTTTTCTAAGCACAACCTGCGCGGCGTCGCCTCTGGGCTGGGGGCGGCTTACAACGATCTCGCCAATGACCTCGAGGGCGTGAACCTGTCGAGCATGCGCCATGGCATGCAGGCTGAGCGGGACCGCTGGAAAGAGCTCCAGGAAAGCCTGATCGAGAGCTTCGTCTCAGAGGTCTTTGAGAAATGGCTCGAGTATTCGCTGGTTGCCGGAAAGATCATCTTGAGCAACGGCGCGGCGTTATCACCACGCCACCTGTCCAAATACCTTGATGCAACATTCCATGCCCGCCGATGGGATTGGATGGACCCTTCCAAGGATGTGAAGGCCGACGCGGATGCGGTCGACAACATGTTCAAGTCCCGCGGCCAAGTGATCCGTGAGCGGGGCCGCAATCCGCGTGACGTGTATCGCGAATTTGCCGAGGACATTCAGGCGATGAAAGACGAAGGCATCCCGCCCGAGGTCATAGCAGCGCTGATCACCGCTAAATCAAAAGGAGGGCCACCAAGTGTCCCAGCAGTCGAAACCGACTCCGATGAAACCGTTGCAGGCGGAGGGAGCGACAGTGCGTAAGCCGAGCGACCTGATCGGGAAATCTCTGACGCGGTCGCTGACACCTGAACAGATCAACGCTGGGCAGCGTGGCGGAGGCCAGGGCCTGCAGCGGGTGGCCGAGGTTGTCACCATTGACGAAGAGGCGCGCACAGTTGAGCTCGCGTTTTCGTCCACGACGCCGGTTATGCGGTGGTTCGGTGAGGAAGTCCTTTCCCATGAACCGGGCGCGGTCGACCTTGTGCGGTTGAACAATGGTGGCGCGCTGTTGATGGACCACAATTGGCGCGACCAGATTGGTGTCATTGTGTCTGCCCGGATCGATGCCGATCAGGTTGGCCGTGCTGTCGTCCGGTTCAGTCGCAGCGCGCGGGCGGATGAGATCTTTCAAGACGTGGTGGACGGTATCCGCAGCCATGTGTCGGTTGGCTACTCCGTCAGCGAGATCAAAGAAGAAAAACGCGATGGCCAGGCCAATCTGGTGACCGTCACCCGCTGGGCTCCTTTTGAAATTTCGATGGTTGCAGTCCCTGCAGATCAGACCGTGGGCGTCGGGCGTTCCGGGGAAAATCTGCCAGAGGTGACGGGGGACGATACCGGGCAGATTGCAGAGAATGAAACAGGCGCGGGCAATGAGGCCGCAGGTAATCAGCAAAGGGAATTTGAGATGAAAACCATCATCACCCGCGACAATGAGGGCAATCTTGTCCGGGCAAAAGTTGACGATAACGGCAATATTGTCGAGGTCGTGGAAATGCTTGAACGGGCAGGTGCAGGTGATGCGGCCCTGCTGCAACGCGGGCGCGAGCAGGAAGCAACCCGGGTGCGCGAACTGACCGAGATTGGCAGTCAGTATGATGCAGAGGATCTGGCGTTGGAATTGATCCGCAGCGGTCAAGGTGTCGAGGATATGAATACCCGACTGCTGGACCATCTGCACCAGCGCAGCACCAGTCACCGTCAGATCATGGACCGTTCCGATATCGGTATGACGGATGACGAGGCCGATCAATTTTCTTTCCTGCGTGCAATCCGTGCGCTGGCTAATCCGACAGACCGGGCGGCCCAGGAAGCTGCGGCGTTCGAATTCGAAGCCTCCGACGCCGCCGCAGAAGCGCAGGGCCGGGATGCGCAGGGCATCATGGTCCCGATGCACGTGCTGATGCGTGCCCCGCTCAACACCGGCACCGGCGGCGTTGGTGCAGGCGATACTGGCGGCAATGCGATTGCAAACCCGCTGCTGAGCCAGAGCTTTATTCAGATGCTGCGGGTCCGTACGATCCTGCTGCGCCTTGCGACGCCTCTTATGGGGCTGGTCGGCAATCCCGATATCCCGACGCAGGAAGGTGGCGCGACTGGCTACTGGATCGGTGAAGACGGAGAGGCCGCAGAGGATATCTTGAGCCTTGGCCAACGTCAGTTCTCGCCAAAGACTGTCGCCGCCTATTCGGAGATCACACGGCGCACTCTGAAACAGACCAGCATGGATATCGAGGCACTGGTCCGTAGTGATCTGGCGCTTGCGCTGGCGACATCTCTGGATCTTGCGGGGTTCTACGGTACCGGCACGGATGATCAGCCCCTGGGGATCGCCAACACCAATGGTGTGAATGTGGTCGACTTTGGCGGCGCGGGTTCCGGTGGTGGCGCGGCGATGCCGACGTGGGACGACGTCATTCAGATGGAAAGCGAGATCGCGGCCGCCAATGCGGATGTTGACCGCATGGCCTACGTCCAGAACGCCAAGATGCGCGGTCACTTCAAGAGTAAACAAAAGTTTGCTGGCACCAACGGGGCGCCGATCTGGGAAAGCGACAACACCGTCAATGGGTATCGCGGTGAAGTCACCAACCAGGTCAAGAATGGTGATGTATTCCACGGCGACTTTGGCAATGTGCTGGTTGGCATGTGGGGGGGCTTGGATCTCACTGTCGACCCCTACACGAACAGCCGCCGTGGTCGCCTGCGTCTGGTTGCGATGCAGGATGCTGACTACGTTCTGCGCCATCCTGCGGGCCTCTGCTACGGCACCGACGCCAGCTAACGACTGCGAACAAATCCTGAGCCTTGGCCCTCATAGGGCCGGGGCCTGAATACTCCCTGAAAGGATGTGAGAAGATGGAAAAACAGACCAAGGCCCAGAAGTCCGATTACAAGGTCGCGAGCGCGTTTGTCTGGGATGGCAAGATCCAGAAACCTGGAATGAAAGTGTCGCTGACGAAAACAGAAGCCCATGGGCTGATCAAGCGCGGCAAGATTGAAGAGGGCACCGGGCGTCAGGCGCCTGCCAAGAAGGCTGCCAACAGCAAACCTGCCGCGTCCCAGCAAGATCCCGGTAAAGGCAGCTGATGGTTTCGCCCGCCTGGGATGATCTGGACGCCTTCCTGCAGGTTGACGATTTCGCCATCGAGGCGACCGTCACGCCGCGGGGAGGCGTTCCGCGTCAGATCAAGGGGGTATTCGACGAGCCGTATTTCAATACCCAACTTGGCGAGTATGAGGCGGACACAACGCAGCCCCGTTTCACCTGCAAGGCCGTTGATGTTGCCGATTTGCAGGATAAGGCCGAGGTCGAAATCAACGGTCAGCCTTATTTCCTGCTGACCAATCCGCAGGAAGATGGAACCGGAATGGCGGTCCTCCAATTGGCGCGGGGTTGAGGCGGTGCTGTCTTTCGACTTCGACGCAGGCGAGTTGGCGAGGATCGCGGAAGAGTTCGGCGCCAGCGAAAAGGATCTGCAATTTGCCTATTCCCGGGCGCTGCGTCGCACGGCTCAAACAATGAAAAGCCGCGCGCGCAAGGGGCTGCGCACAGAGTTGGAATTGCGCACGGCAGCGGAGCTGCGCAAACGCCTGCAAGGGTTCCGGTTCTCGCGGGGCAAAGGCATGGGTGAGGTCCGCATGTGGTTTGGCCTCAATAACATGCGCGTTTCTGCCTTTAAGGGGCGCGCACTTCGCACCGGCAGCGGTGCCAGCTATGCAGGCCAGCAGTTTGCAGGCGCATTTATTGCCAAAAACTCAAAGGGCCGGCCAACCGTGATGCGCCGCGCCACTCAGCGGGCCTATCCGATCAAAGAGGAACGCATGCCGATTGAGGATAAGGCCCAGATCTTTATCGAGGATCAGGTTTTCGACGAGATCGAAGAGGTGTTTTTCAAGAATTTCCGGGCCGAAATCCGCGCCCGTACAATCTACAATGTGGGCAATAGGTAAGACATGGCTGACGGTATCGATCTGGACAATCTTCATGAGGCCATCAAGGCGGAGATATCTGCAAAGTTTCCCGCCGTCGCGACCGTCGAAGACTATGGCGCCCCGCGCAAAGATCTCGCTTTGCCCGCCATCCTGGTTGAGCTGGTCGATATGGAGGTCGACCCGGATAGCGATCCTGGCACCGAGCAATTGCCGGTCATCTCCAAGTGGGCCGCGCGTGTGGTTCTGAGCTTTCGCGATGACAACGTAAAACGGGAAATCCGCAAACTTGCGGGTGCGCTTGGGGTTCTGGTGCATCAAAACCGCTGGGCGCTGAAGGCAGGCCCAGCCCAGGTGACTTACATCGGGCCGGATGCCTTCGACCCAGACTTCGACAATGTCGAGGTCTGGGCCGTCGAATGGGATCAACAGATCGATCTGGGGCAAAGTGTATGGACAGGCGAGGGTGTCACACCGGATCGCGTGATGATCGGCTACGCGCCGAAAATTGGGCCGGGTCAGGAAGGTGATTACAGCGAACTTGGGGGCAACTCATGAGTTATTCAGCTGCGCGAAACGAGCAGGTTCGGGAAGGCATAGTCCGTTTTGGCGTTGTTACTGCGGTGGACACGGGGCGGGCCCGGGCAAAAGTGTCCTTTGGCGGTGAAAGCGAGAGTGACTGGCTGGCGTGGATGGCAGAGCGGGCCGCGGAAATCTCAGTCTGGGCGCCGGTCAGCATTGGCGAACAAGTCGTCATCCTATCCGAATCCGGGGATACGGCGCAGGGCGTCATTCTTGGATCTGTGTTCAGCAGCAATAACCCGGGTCCCGGAACCAATGAAGCCACGCACCGCGTGAAGATCGCAGGCTCATCAATCACCATCACCGCCGATGCCATCACCCTGGCGTGCAACGGGTCGACGGTGGTGATCGATGCGGGCGGCGTTTCCATCAACGGCGTTCGGATTGATCTGAACTGATGCCGGGCGTGACCAGAAAAGGTGACAGCTGCACCGGCCATGGTGCCTTTCCGCCGCGCGCTAGCACCGGTGGCAGTGGGTCGGTCTTCATCAATGGTATCGCCGGGCATAGGCAGGGCGACGCCTGGGCGGTGCATTGTGATCCACAACCCGTGTGCCACGGCGGCAGTCTTGGAGCAGGGTCCAGCACGGTATATGCAAATGGCAAGCAGCTGGGCCGGATTGGTGATCCTGTCGATTGTGGGTCAGCTGTCGCGAGCGGTTCCGGGGATGTATTCGCCGGGGGATAGGGAAAATCGCCAGAGGACCGGGTGTCACGGTCTGCGCCATCATGGCAACATGAACGGCATCAACGCATCCACGGGAAAACCGCTTTCGGGTCTGGCTCATCTGCGCCAGTCCGTGCGCGATATCCTGACCACTCCAATCGGCACCCGCGTGATGCGGCGAGACTATGGCAGTCGGCTGTATCGGCTGGTGGACGCGCCGATGAATGATGCGACCCGCCTTGAGATGATGGCGGCGACCTATGAGGCGCTTGAAACATGGGAGCCGCGGCTGCAGCTGGATCAGGTTGCAATTGATATGCCTGAGCCGGGCGGGGTCATTGTGTCCATCCAGGGCCAATACTTGCCGACCGGTGAGCCGGTAACACTCGACGGCCTTGAGGTGCGCTGATGGCTGGTGGATTCTCTGCCATCGATATGTCGCTGTTGCCAGCGCCGGATCTGGTTCAGTCTGTCGATTATGAGGCAGCATTATCAGCCATGCTGGGTGAGTTGCGCGCGCGGGCCCCGGCCTTTGATGCGCTGGTTGAAAGTGACCCGGCATTCAAACTGGTTGAGCTTGCCGCGTTTCTCAAAACGCTGACGCTGCAGCAGATCAACGATGCAGGTCGGGCGGTCATGCCCGCGACAGCAACTGGTGCGGATCTGGACAACATCGCGGCCCGTTATGGGGTTGCACGACAGGTGATTGATCCGGGTAATCCAGAGGCATTGCCGCCAGTCCCGGCGGTTCTCGAAAGTGATGATGATGTCCGGCGCCGAATGCTGGTCGCTTTTGAGGGGCTTACGACCGCAGGTTCTGCGGGGTCCTATATCTTCCACGCTCTGAGCGCTCACCCCGATATTGCCGATGCAAGCGTCGAAAGTCCGGCGCCGGGTGAGGTGCTTGTCACGATCCTGACGCGCGTCGCCGATGGTTCTGCAAGCCCGGAACTGCAGGCATCCACCCTCGAGGTGTTGAGCGCCGACGACGTGCGACCGCTTGCCGATATGGTGACTGTCCAGAGCGCCGCCATTACCCCATATTCAATTGATGCCAGCCTCACTGTGTTGCCAGGGCCTGATAGTGAGGTGGCACGCAGCGCGGCTCAAGAGGCGGCTATATCCTATGCCGCCGCGCAGCATCGGCTGGGGCGGGATGTGACATTGTCGGGCATTTACGCCGCGCTGCACCAGCCGGGCGTTCAAAACGTGACGCTCACAAGCCCAGCTGCGGATATCGTGATTGGCAATGACGGCGCCGCCTTTTGCACCGGAATCAGCGTAACCGTTGGGGGATCCGGTGTCTGACAGCTTGCTTCCTCACAATGCAACGGTCGAAGAGCGCGCGCTCGAGGCCGTGATCCGCGCAGGCCTTTTGCCGCCGGTGCCGTTGCGGGCAATCTGGGACCCAGACACATGCCCTGTTGAATTGCTGCCCTGGCTTGCGTTTGCGTTTTCCGTCGACGAATGGGACCCATCGTGGAGCGAGGCCGCCAAGCGCGAAGTTGTTCGGCAGTCCGTGCAGGTTCATCGCCGTAAGGGAACCGTTGGTGCAGTGAAGCGCGCTCTGCAGGCTATCGGCACGCCTGCAGAGATCATTGAATGGTTCGAAGATGGATCAGCGCCTTACACCTTCAAAGTGTGGTTGGACCTGCGGGCGATGCTGCGCAACGGTGCTGATCTACCCGCCGAACTGGTAAAACTGCGGCGCGCGATCGATGCGGCCAAACCTGTACGCAGTCACTACACTGCACATGCGAGAGTGACCGGCCCAGCCCCAGTTTATTGTGGTGCCTTCGCTACCGCAAAAGGGGCCACCTTCAACACCGCTCGCATACCAGATGCACCGCCGGTCGCACTGCAAACCTATGGCGGGGCCGCCCCGGTCATCATCAAAGCCCGTCTTGGGAACGGCGTCAGCATACCGGATGCCCCGGATATTACGGCCTTTCGGCATTACGGCATGACTGCCGGTGGTCGAGGATACATCTATTCACCAATTTTGGAGGCGCCAGCATGAGCGAACCCTATGGTTTTCTGACGAATAAGGGCCGCCAGCTGGAAGCTGCCGCCCTGGCAAACGGAACTGCACTGAACGTTGCCGAGATCGCCTGGGGCACGGGTGCCCGTCCAATCACCGGTGGGGAAACCTCGCTTGAGAACGAAACTGGGCGTGCCCCGGTGATCGCTTCCGGGATCCATCCGGACAATAGCAGCGTCGCGTTTTTCCGTCATGATTTCGCCGCACAGGATGGTCCTTACATCATCAGTGAGGCGGGGCTGTTCGATGCCGCAGGCAATATGCTGGCAATCGTCACCTACCCGGTGCCGATGCCCAAGCCGCTGAATTTTGCGCTGACCTTTGACATTATGGTCGCCTTTTCGGATCTCGAGAACCTCAACATCAACGTTCTTACACCGGGTTCTCTGGTGCCAGAAGAGCGTCGCATTGACACCGGATCAGGTCTGGTCGGCGGTGGAGATCTTTCCGGAAATCTCAATCTGTCCCTTGATCCAGGCGCGCTCCAAACAATGAACGACGCCGAACACCTCGCCATGATTGCAGGAGCCTGACCCCATGAGCATTATCCCAAGCCGTTTTCTGGCGCATGTCACGCAAGCCGGTGTCGCCATGCCCCCGGTTCCGGCGGATCACACCCGCCATATTGCCACCATCCAGACCAGCAATGACGCGGCATCCGGTGTTATTCTGACCTGTGAAATCGACGCGGGCGGCGAGACCTACAAGGTGACGCCCGCCCAGACCATCACCGAAGGCGACGCCCGCGCCGGTATCGTCGGCCCCGGAACACTCCTGGCCGGTGACGTGCTGCGCTTTGTTGCCAGCGACGATGCTGCTCTTGATGTCTGGGTCAGCTACCATGACCGTCCGGTGCCCGCATGAGACGCGTTGTCGGACACGACGGCGCGTTAAGCAGCCCGCTGCTGTCGCTGGGCGGCGCGGGTCAGGCTGTGGGCGGCTTTGGGGCCGCTGGCATTGCCGGAATGGGGTTCCTGAAACGCACGATCCGCCCGCGTGATGTACCGGGTTCCCCAACTACGGGCTACATTCCTGGGATCTTTACTGTCCTCAACTCAGATGGCACCGGCAAGCTGATCACCACTTCGGAGACCTCGGGTGGCAATATCGTCATCTTCGATATTCAGAACTGGGACGATTTCAGCGATCCGGTCAATTCGGTCATCAGCTACGCGCCGATTTCGCCGGGCGGTGGCGTGAGGATCAGCCTTGCCGACGACGGGCAGCACATGGTTTTGAACCTTTCATCGCATTGCCGGATATACAATCTGACAACGCCTTGGGATCTGACCACAGCCGTGCAGATACCCTTGATTAATCTAAGCCATTCCTGCGTCGCGCCTGATGGCAGTTTCATGCTGCGCATCTTGACCGATGGATCAAACCCATATGTCACCACTTTGCATAAGTGGGATGCCACAGCCCCCTGGGATTTCTCCGACGCCGACGCCGCAAGCCCGGACCAGAGCCAGCACATTCCCGAACTTTGGAACAATGGTGGATACGGCATCGAAATGCCGATGCAAGATCTGGTCATTACCGGGAACCGAGCGGGCACATCCACAGGCTACGGAGGCAAGACGTTTAGCTTCACAGCGCCCGGCGACATCAGCTCGCTTCAATACCACGGGCAAATGATGCTGGCGGATCTGTCCGGTCAAACCGCTTTTGCGCCGGGTCGGGTTCTGAACGCCTATCCGGGGCGCGAATACCTTTATGAACTGATGTGAGGTCAAAGCAGATGACACAGCCCCTTTATTCCTTGAATGGCGCGCGCCCGGCCTTGCCACCGGCAAAACTGCGCCTGCCCAATGGTCGCTGGCGGACTGCCCCCTATACCGAGGCGGATCTGACGGCTGCGGGATATGCACCGGCCCCGGCCAGGCCCGCCTATGATCCGGCCACCGAGCGGCTGGACTGGCAGGATGGCAACTGGACGGTTGAGCCATTGCCGCCCCGCGATCCGGTCTACCGCCCCCTGACCAAGCTGGAAGCCATGACCCTGTTTCGGCACATCACCGGCATGGATGACGCGGGCGAGCTGGCCATGCGGGAAGATCCCGCAATCAAGCTGCTGTGGATGAAGTGGGAAACCGATGTGCCCCAGAGCATTCGCCGAGAGCACGCGGTTGTCGGCATTTTCTTGGATGGCCTGATCGCAGCAGATTACGCCACTGCCGAACACAAGGCCGCCATGCTGGCCGCTTGGCCGCAGGAAGGCTGAAGCTTATCGGGCGGGCGTGCGTTCGGAAAATGCGCCAGAGGGAATGAGGTTGCCAAACTCGCATGATCGCAGGGAACTGCAATCATCAGCGAGGCTCTAATGTCTGGTTTTCTTCACGGCGTCGAGGTGCTCGAGATCGACACAGGCCCGCGCCCGATCCGCACAATCTCGACCGGCGTCATCGGTATTGTGGGCACTGCGCCCGCAGCTGATGCGGACGCCTTCCCTCTCAATACGCCCGTTTTGATCGCGGGTAGCCGTTCTGAGGCCGCAAATCTGGATATGACGGCTGACGGCACCGGTGGCGGGACACTGCCGGGCGCGCTTGATGGCATCTTTGACCAGATTGGCGCAGTCGTGATCGCCGTCCGTGTCGAGGAAGGGGCCGACGACACCGAAACACTCGCGAATATGATTGGCGGCGTGAATGCCACAACCGGACAGTTTGAGGGTGTGCATGCGCTCTTGGGGTCTGAGAGCGTTGTCGGCCATGCTCCGCGTATCCTTTGCGCGCCCGGCTGGACACATCAGCGCCTTGAGGATAGCGGCAATCCGGGCACCTATCTTGCGAACCCGGTCGTGGCTGAACTGGAAGGGATCGCTGATCGCATAGGCGCCGTGATCATCGCGGATGGCCCCAACACAACCGACGCTGCAGCGCAAACCTACGCTGGCGACTGGGGCACTTCCGGCCGCATCTATGTGGTCGACCCATGGGTCAAGGTGCTCGGCAGCGACGGCACTCCGGTAGATCAACCGGCATCGGCCCGCGTGGCTGGTGTGATCGCACGCACTGACAATGACCGGGGGTTTTGGGTTTCGCCATCAAACCAAGGCATTTTTGGCATTATCGGCACATCGCGGCCGGTTGATTTCAAACTCGGGGATAAGGCCAGCCGTGCCAACCTTCTGAACGAAAACGACGTCGCCACCATCATCCGCCAAGATGGCTATCGCCTTTGGGGTAACCGGGTTCCGACAGCTGACCCTAAATGGCAGTTCCTGTGTGTGCGCCGCACCGCTGACGTCCTCAACGAAAGCATTCAGCGCGCGCATATGTGGGCCGTCGACCGCGCGATCACCAAAACCTACATGGACGACGTCGTAGAGGGGGTGAACGGGTTCATCGCCACGCTGATTGCCCAGGGGGCGTTGCTGGGCGGCAGCTGCTGGGCGGATCCGGATCTGAACACTGCCGCCAGCATCCAAAACGGGCAGGTGTGGTTCAATTTCGACTTCACGCCGCCTTATCCTGCCGAGCGGGTGACGTTCCGCTCTCACCTCACCAATGAATACATCGCGGAGGCACTGGGCTGATGGCTATTCGGAACATCCTGAAAAACTTCAATCTCTTTGTCGACGGGCGCGGCTTTGCGGGTGAGATCGGGGATTACACCCCGGCCAGCCCGTCAATCGCCGCTGAGGAATACCGCGCCGGTGGCATGGATGGCCCCATCGATATCGATATGGGCACTGAGAAGATGACCACCAGTTTTGTCTTGCGCAACTACAGCGCGGACGTGCTGTCCCTCTGGGGCATCGCGCCGGGGGTGCTGATCCCTGTCACCGCCCGCGGTGCGCTGGAAAGCGAGGACGGGACTGTAACGCCGGTCATTCACAACATGCGCGGCAAGATCATCCAGCCTGACCGGGGCACCTGGTCTCCCGGTCAGACTGCGAGCCTCACCGTCAACATGACGCTTGAGGCGTTCAAGGAAACCATCGGTGGTCAGCTGATCACCGAAATCGACATCATCAACATGGTGCGCAGAACCGGCGGCGTGGATCGCCTCGCCCAGATCCGCGCAGCACTGGGCATCTAAGGAGCTCTCATGGACGAATTGCCTGACTACCTAACCCTTAACTCGAACGGGGAAGAGGATTCCATTTCCGTTTCCCTGCTGAAAGGTGTGACCGTCGACGGTGAAAAGCGCACAGCCCTGACGCTGCGCGAGCCGAGCGTGGGCGATCATATCGCCGCGCGCCAAACGGGGAAGAATGACAACGCCCTGGCCGAGGTCATCCTGATTGCAAACCTTGCAGAGGTGCCTCCCGATGCAATCAAGGCGGCCAAGATGAAGGATTACGACCGGCTGCAAGAGGCGCTGGGTTTTTTGAATGGCTGACGCCTGAATCCTGCCGGGCAGGGGTGTTGATCCTTGCCCGACATACCGGGTGGTCGCGCACCGAAATCACCGCAATGAGCGTCAGCCAGTTCAAATGGTGGCTGGGGGGTATCAATGGCAAAACAACGCCTTAGCGCCAGCATCACAATCGGCGGCGTTCTCGAGAAATCCTTCAAAAAGAACATTGGCCTGATCCGGTCAGGTTTCGAGAACATCGGCGATAGCATCAAGTCGGTGAAGGCCCGTCAGAAAGAGCTGTCGCGACAGCGTGTGGATCTGGTGAAACAGGGCCGGTCGGTGGAGGCGCTCGACCGTGAATATGAAGACCTAGAACGCACCTTGGAGGCTTTGGCCCGAAAGCAGCGACGCTGGGAACGCGCCATGCGCGACAGCCGCAGGGTTGGTGAGAGTTTCGACCGCATGGCCAGCAATTTCGGGCGGATGGGCCGCCGCGTTGGTGCTGGCGTCGCAGCCGTCGGCGCTGGCGTTTTTGCGCTGGCAAGCTCGACGGCATCTTATGGCGATCAGGTTGCCAAAACTGCGGGCAAGCTTGGCATCGGCATCGAGGCACTGCAGGAATTCAGATATGCTGCTGAGCGTTCTGGGGTTTCAACCGACACGTTCGATAGCTCTTTGACGGCGATGCAAAAACGGCTTGGCGAGGCCGCAAAGGGCTCCGGCGCTGCCAAGAAGGCGCTGGACCAAATGGGCCTGTCTGCAAAAGACCTGGTTGCGATGGGTCCAGAGCGCGCCATGGGTCAGATCGCGGATAGACTGCAGACCATCGAGAACCCGGCAGAGCGCGCGGCCATCGCGTCGGCGCTGTTCAGCCGCGCAGGGATCGGCATGATCAACATGCTGGGCGGTGGGTCTGAGGCTCTGCGACAGCTCCGCGAAGACGCGCGCAAGACGGGGTATGTGCTGAGCGAAAAAGCCGCCCGCGACGCAGAGGCCTTTGCCGACGCTCAGCTTGATGCACAATTGACGGTCAAGGGCCTGAAAAACACCATCGGCGCGGAGCTGATGCCGGTTGTGACGCGTTCCATGAAGACCTTCAGCGCATGGGCGATATCGAACCGTGATGATGTTGCCGATTTTGCAGACACAGCTGCGCGCAAGCTAGAGGCTGCCTTGCCAGTGATCGGGCAGGTGGTTGAGGGGATGGGCAAGGTGTCGTCGACGGTCGGCGGTGTCATTGCCAAGGTCGCGACGATGGTCGGAGGTTGGGAAGACTTCGGCATGATCATCGGCGGCCTCTTTGCCGCGCGGACAATCGGCAGCGTCCTCAGTTTTGGCTTTGCGGTTGCACGGGTGGGTGTGTCTGTCGCCGCGCTCGTACCGCTTGCCACCGGCGCGGGCGGGGCGATGGGCGTGTTGTCAGGTGGTCTGGCGCTGGTGAAAACCGGCATCATCACCGTCGGCCGGGCGCTGATGATGAATCCTATCGGGCTTGCTGTCGGAGCCATCGCCGGATCCGCATATCTGATCTACAAGCACTGGGACAAGGTCGGCCCTTGGTTCGGGAAGCTTTGGGGGAACGTCAAACAGACCTTTTCCGGCATTGGCGGATTCATCACTGGGGTGTGGCGCGGAGATTGGGACGCTGCCGCGGACGGCCTGTCGACCGCTTGGGAGGGGGCCAAAGGCTACCTGACCACGGTGCTTGATGGCATCGGTTCGGTGTTTAAGGCCGCATGGGCCAACGTCATCAAGCCGGTAACGGATAAGCTTGGGATCACCGACGCCATCACGACGGCATGGAAAGGTACTGAGGCGACCATCGGCACCGTGGTGAGCGGCATCGGGTCTATTCTGCAGAAGGGCTACAACGGCACAATCAAGCCAGTGATCGACGCGCTGGGATCCACTGGGGGCATCTCTGCGGCTTGGGGTGAGATCAGAACCGCAGTGGGCACGGTGATCGAGTGGCTGGCAGAGAGATTTGATTGGCTCATGGGAAAGCTGCAACCGGTTCTGGATGGCCTGTCCTGGCTGCGGGATAAGGGCGTTGGGGCTGTTGCCGGTATTCAGGATATCGGATCGGGAATCCGAAGCTGGTGGACTGATGAGGATCCGGGGCAAACGCCCCCGGCTGGTGGTGATCCGTCTGGACCTAGCCAGCCCTCAGAGGCCCGAAACCCGCGCTCTGGGAAAGCTATCCCGAAAAAGGTTTCTGGATCTTATCTGGGGGGCAGCATCGGTCGTGGGTTCCGCGAAGTAGGAGAGCAGGGCCCCGAAACGATCTGGACCTCAAAAGGGGGCTATGTCGCGCATGCTAATGCAACCGAACGGCTTGCCCGCTTGTCGGAACGCGCGGGACCGTTGCTAGATGCGATTGGGGGCGGGCTGCGGTCCGCAATGTCCAAAGCGGAGAACGTGTCGGCGCCCATGATACAGCAGGTTCAGCTGGCAGCAGACCGCATAGCCCCGGCAGTACAACCCGCGCCAGCCCCTGCGGCAGCTGCACCAGTAACAATCTACGCCCAGATCAACGCGCAACATATGACGGCGAACGAGATCGCCGAAGAATTGGAACGCAGGGGGAGAGCGGCCCAAGCTGGCGCGCTTTACGACCAGGCGCATGATTACGGCCAATACGGGGGCGCATGATGGCAGGAACAATGCTGCAGCTCGGCACCTATCAATTCAGCATCAACAATGCTGCATATCAGAGCTTGCAACGCTCCACCGAATACCGCTGGGCCGCACAGGAGCGGGTCGGCGCTTCGGACGCCCTGCAGTTTACCGGGTTCGGGTCCGACACTATCACTCTGCAGGGAGTGATCTATCCGCATTTTCGGGGTGGACTGGGGCAGGTCGACAAGATGCGCCGCACCGCCTCGCTTGGCTTTCCGCTGCCGCTTGTCGCTGGCACTGGTCGGGTGCTCGGAATTTGGGTGGTTGAATCCGTCAGCGAAGGGCAGCGCATTTTTGCGGCCCAAGGCGCCCCGCTTCGGCAGGAATTCACGATCAGCATCAGGAGATATGATGGCGGACTCCGCAGTCTTCTACCGTTCTAAAGAGGGTGAAACCGCAGACGAAATCGTCTGGCGGCATTACGGCAACCGCATAGCCGGGGCGCTTGAGATCGTGCTTGAGGCCAACCCAGGGCTTGCGGCTCTGGGCCCGGTGCTGCCGCTGGGCACTCGGATCAGGTTGCCGGAAATTGAGGCCCCTAAGCAAGCGGAGGCGATCCGCCTATGGGATTGATGGATTTCAGGCCGTTTTTTCGGGTCGTGGTGGACGGGAAAGACATCAGCAGTACCTTGGCCCCCAGGCTGATCAGCCTTTCGCTGACTGACGCAGCTGGTGTCCAGTCTGACAATGTGCAGATTATCCTGAGTGACACCACCCTATTCGGGCGGCTGGCTGAGCCAAAGGTGGGGGCTGAGATCCGGGTCTGGCTCGGATATGCGTTCCAGCTGAAATACATGGGTCTGTTTATCGCGGACAGCGTAATTGTCGGCGGGCCGCCAGATCAGATGACGATCACCGGCATTGCGTCGGTGAATGGCGAAACCTCAAGCGGCAAGACCGCGCTGACCGATCAGAAGAAACGCAGCTGGCCCAGCGGGACGACGATCAGCGCCCTGGTGCAGAAGATCGCGGGGGAGCATGGTCTCGAGCATGCGGTTTCCGAAAGCCTGGGAAAGGTGGTTCTGTCTCATATCGACCAGATTGACGAGAGCGATATCAATCTCCTGTCTCGGATCGCGCGGGACCATGATGCAATCGCAAAGCCAGGGAATGGCCGACTGATCATGGCAAAGCGTGGTGAAAGCCTGACGGCATCCGGCGCACCTATGCCGGTGCTCAGCATCACGCCGAAGAAAATCAGTCGCTGGCAGTACCAAAATTCAACCCGAGAGAAAGCGGGCTCTGTCGTCACGGTCTATCAGGATCACGGCAAAGGCAAACCGGTCGAATGTACCGCGGGTGAGGGCGAGCCAAAGCAACGCCTCAAGCGCCGGTTCCCTAACAAGGATGCAGCAGAGCAGGCCGCGGCGTCGGAGTTGCAGCGGCTCAAAAGGGCAGGCCGGAGGCTCTCGGTTATCATGCCTGGTGATCCAGACGCGATGGCAGAGGCGAAGCTGTCGGCGGCCGGGCTCCGGTCATACGTTGACGGGGATTGGCTGATCAGCCGTGCTGTGCATCAACTCGACAGCGGTGGATATCGCACAAACATAGAAGCCGAACCGCTCAAATAG